GCACCACAACGCCCGCATATCAGCCACAGCCATGTGGACGCAGGCCGCACCGGCACTGGTTCACGCTTACCTGACACGCAAAGGTATTCAAGCCTATGGCGCAAGGGTTTTAGCTGACAAGCTGCTGATCCCAATGCGCGACACGTCTCGCACTTTGCACAGCCTGCAAACCATCACGGTGGACGGTGATAAACGGTTTCATTGGGGTGGGCAGGTGACTGGCTGCTATCACGCCATCGGCAAGCCTGACGGCGTTCTGATCATCTGCGAAGGCTTCGCCACCGGCGCAAGCATTCGTCAGGCCACAGGCGATGCGGTGGCTATTTGCTTCACGGCTGGCAACGTCAAGGCAGTGGCCATTTCCCTGCACCGCAAGTATCCCGAGCTGACGCTGATCGTGGCTGCTGACGATGACCACATGACGGCGGGCAACCCCGGATTGACGGCAGCGCGTGAGGCTGCGCTGGCAGTTGGCGGGTTTGCTGTGGTGCCTCAGTTCCCGGCAGGAAGACCAGCCAAGGCGACCGACTTCAACGACCTGGCTGTCATCGCGGGCCACCATGCCGTGAATGCCTGTTTTTCTGAAATTAAGGGGTTCGTATGCTGACATTGAATAATTCAGAGGTAACAGAGGTAACAGGGGTACAAGCCAATGAATACGCCACTTCTGCTGTTACCCCACCGGAAAATCCTGGGGTAACAGGGGTAACAGCATCGACGAAAAAGGTAAAGCCGACCATCGTCCCAAAAGAGGCCGAGCGTCCGCAGTACGTGGTTATCGGCGAATTCGCGGAAGAAGGCGGGTTCAAGTACCGCGCTGGCGTGTGGCACTTTGGCACCAAAGTGGGCCGGGGCAAGAATGCCGAGACGACATTGACGCAAAAGTGGATATGCAGTCCTGTCTGGTTGGATGCAGTGACCACTGACGCGAGCGATGGCAACTATGGCCGCCTGCTACGCATCAAAACCACACGGGGCAAGCTGCTGACCTGGTCTATGCCGATGGAGTTACTCAAGGGAGATTGTTCGGACTTACGCGGCGAGCTACTGAGAATGGGAGTAGAGATTGACCCGCACTCACGCGAGATGCTGGCATCGTACCTGCAGCACCGAGCGCCAACGCGGCGCGTTCAATGCGCTCTACAAACCGGCTGGGCGGGCACTGATTACAAGGCGTTCGTTCTACCAGATACCGTCATTGGCCCAATGGCACCTGGCGTGGTTTATCAGTCGGGCACACGCGGCAGTGATGAGTACACGATGGCCGGGACACTGGCAGGCTGGCAGGCGGGGACGGCAGCTATGGCCGTTGGTAATCCAATGTTGGTATTGGGCCTTTGCGCGGCCTTCGTTGGGCCACTGCTGGCACGCTGTAACGGTGAGAGCGGCGGCATCCACTTGATCGGGCCAAGTAGCACAGGAAAATCAAGCATAACCGAGGCGGCGTGCAGCGTGTGGGGCGGACCAAACTTCAAGCGAAGTTGGAGGGCAACGAGCAACGGGTTGGAAGGTGCCGCAGCTCTGTTCAATGACTCCATGCTTGCGCTGGATGAGATCAACGAGTGCCCCCCGGAGGCAGTGGGGGAAATCGTTTATATGCTGGGCAACGGCGCAGGGAAACAACGCGCAGGCCGCACAGGTAACGCGCGGGCGGTTGTCCGCTGGAAGTGTTTCGTTTTATCGAATGGTGAATTTTCGATAGAGACCATTATGACGAAGGCCGGGCAGCGCATCAACGCAGGGCAGTCCGTCCGCTTGCTTGATATACCGGTACAGCGCATCTTCGGCGCATGGGACAACCTGCACCAGTGCGTGAACGGTACCGACTTCGCCGATACGCTCAAAAAACAGGCCACTATCCACTTCGGACACGCAGGCCGGGCGTTTCTTGAAAAACTGACACGCGACCACGATGGCAATTTTTGCGAAGCGCTGGAAACCATGAAAGCATTGCCCGATTTTCATGTGGCGGACGGCGAAGGGCAGGTTAACCGGGCGGCGACGCGTTTCGCCATACTGGCGCTGGCAGGTGAGACGGCGACCGAGTACGGCATTACGGGCTGGCAGTATGGCGCGGCGATTGAAGCGGCTGCTATGGGCTTTGCTGCGTGGCAAGCTGCACGAGGCATGGGTAAGGCCAACTCAGAGACTGCGCAGATCGTGGAGAGCGTTATCAGCTTTATCGAGCGCCACGGGGACAGCCGGTTCTCTGACGCCGACATCACAAATGACCAACGCGCACACCTAGTGCGAGACCGGGCGGGCTGGTGGCGTAACGCCGACGGCGGGCGCATCTACCTGTTCACGTCGGCGGGTATGCATGAGGCACTCAAAGGATTTGACTTCAAACGGGCGTTGGACGCATTGCAGAACGCCGGGGTCATTGATGCGCCTGGTTCTGACGGCAAACGGGCAAAGTCGATGCGCATTGATGGCCGACTGATGAAGCTGTACGCAGTCCGCACCGAAAAAACCGATGGGGAAGCGTCATGAGCCTGAAATCGTTGATGGAAAAGCTCAAAAGCAGGGGTTTTGTTACCCCTGTTACCCCACACAAAACGGCTGGGGTAACAGTAAGAATGGCGTATTCATTGGGTTGTACCCCTGTTACCTCTGTTCCCCCTGAAAACGATGATGACGGGGAACATGCGCAAACCTGCAACACCCAGTTTGCAGCGAACGACCCCGAGCCATCCATCAACCCCGCAGACTGGCGCGAGTTGGCAGCTGAGTACCACGCCCACCACTTCGACTGCAAGCTGTGTATCGCCGCAGGCCGAGGTGCTCAGTATGGTCTGCGCTGCGGCACCGGCTCTGCGCTGTGGACTGCTTACCAAAACACCAATTCAATCTGAAATATCAGGAAGGAAATCAGACATGACCGCAAAACCAAATCGGGCACCTCACGGGAAAACGGCCATCACCACCCTGACATCAAAACAGGAAGCATTTGCACAGGCGATTGTGTCTGGTAAGACCCAGGCCGACGCTTACCGTAAGGCTTTCAGCGCCGGGAAGATGAAGGACGAAACTATCCAGCAGGCAGCCTCAAGATTGATGGCAGACAGCAAGGTTACAGCAAGGGTTGAAGAGCTGCGCGCGCCAGTCGTCGCCAAGCTCCAATACGGGCTTGAAGAAGCCATGCTGGAGGCTGCTGATTCCTTCCGGGTAGCCAAGGCCAAGGAGAATGGCGGCGCGATGGTGGCGGCTGTTCAGCTTCGGGCCAAGCTCAATGGACTACTGGTCGAGAAGCGTGAAGACGTGACCGACCCGTTCAAACAGGCCATCGGCAACATGTCCGCCGAAAAGGCGCAGGAGATGCTGGACGCGCTGGAACAGATGCAAGTCATCCAAGGAAAGGCTAAAAATGCTGACTGAACTTGACAACCCGGTGTATGTTGAGAAACTGCGCGCCGCCCTGAAAGGGCATGTAGCAGAGCGCAAGCTGGAGCTTTACAAGCCTTACGCAAAGCAGCGGGATTTCCACGCAGCCGGGGCGACGTTCCGTGAACGCTTGCTGATAGCGGCCAATCAGGTTGGTAAAACCTGGAGCGCAGGCTTTGAGACGGCCATGCACCTGACCGGGCGCTACCCGGCGTGGTGGGCTGGCAAGGTCTGGGACAAGCCGGTTGCAGGCTGGGCCGCTGGGGTAACGAGTGAAGTCACCCGCGACTCAGTGCAGCGCGTTCTGGCTGGCCGCATCAACGCCATCGGCACAGGCGCGATACCGCTGGACGCAATCAAAGACAAGTCGCTCAAGCGCGGCGTGGCTGATGCCATCGACACGATGGTGGTCAGGCACGGCGGCGGCGGCGATGTCCAGGCCGGTGAAAGCCTGCTGGGCTTCAAGAGTTACGACCAGGGACGGGAAAAGTTCCAAGCCGAAACGCTGGATATGGTTTGGCTGGACGAAGAGCCGGACGAGGAAATCTACACCGAATGCCTGACCCGCACCAATGCAACCGGCGGCATCGTGTACATGACCTTCACGCCACTCAAAGGCATGACGAACACAGTTAAGCGTTTTGTGATTGAAAAAACGCCAGGCTCCAGCGTCACGACGATGACCATTGACGATGCCGAGCACTACACGCCAGAACAGCGCCTTGCCATCATTGCAAGCTACCCGGCGCACGAGCGCGAGGCCAGAACTAAGGGCATTCCAACCATGGGAAGTGGCCGTATTTTTGCGCTGACCGAAGAATCGATCACGGTCGAGCCATTGCCAATCCCGGCGCATTGGGTGCAAATTTGCGGGATCGACTTCGGCTGGAACCATCCAAGCGCAGCGGTGCGTCTAGCCTGGGACAGAGACAACGACATCGTGTATGTGACGGCTGCGCACCGACAAAAGGAGCAAACGCCGGTACTGTTTGCCGCATCAGTCAAGCCTTGGGGCGCATGGCTGCCATGGGCCTGGCCGCATGACGGCTTGCAGCATGACAAAGGCTCTGGCGTGGCGCTCAAAGAGCAATACAAGGCGCAAGGACTGAACATGCTGAACGGCAAAGCCACACATGCGCCCGCCAACGGGGGAGATGAAGGGACGGGCGGCAATGGCGTTGAGGCTGGCTTGATGGAGATGCTGGACCGGATGCAGACCGGGCGCTTCAAGGTGTTCAGCAACCTGACCGACTGGTTTGAGGAGTTTCGGATGTATCACCGCAAAGACGGAAAGGTCGTCAAGTTAGATGATGACCTGCTTGCAGCTACCCGCTATGCAGAAATGTCGCTGCGCCACGCGATCACCAAGCCAGCTCAGACGACATTCAAACGCCGGGGCTCGCCGATGGCGGTTTGACGTGGCAAGGAACACCAATAAAGAATCAGGATCACCCGGCGATTTTCGTACTCAGTCAGCACGCGACTGCGAGGCGCTACCGTCTGCGCAAAATTGTGCAGACGGTGTACTTAGTCGCGCACGCGCCTGCGAGGATTAGCTTCACACAGAGTCACAACGCAGCGCTAGGCGCGCTTGTCCATTGCCAACACCGTCCGAAAGCCATTAATCCATCTGGAGTACACGCTAAATAGACGGTTGCGGGATGTACCAATAGTGTCAAAATAGACTCCATATTTCTATTTATTGACACAATCCAGAAAAACTCTTAAATTTCAAATGGACAATCAACTATTTGAAAAAGGAGTTTGTGATGAGTGCAACAAAGACCACCAGCAGCGGCAAGCGTATTGGCTATGTGCGCGTTTCCAGTGTTGACCAAAATGATGCACGCCAACTTGAAGGCTTGGTCGTGGATAAAACCTTTGCCGATAAGGCCAGCGGCAAAGATACCCATCGGCCCCAGCTTCAAGCCATGTTCGAGTTTGTACGCGAGGGTGACCATATCTATGTACACAGCATGGACCGGCTTTCGCGCTCACTGCGTGACTTGCAAGAAGTGGTGGAGCGGCTCACTAGCAAGGGCATCAGCGTAACGTTTGTCAAAGAAACTCTGACTTTCGAGCCCCCTGCGACGGGTGCTGACGCGCACAAAACCGCGTACTCCACTCTCATGTTGCAATTGCTGGGCGCTGTGAGTCAATTTGAGCGTGCACTGATCAAGGAGCGGCAACGAGAGGGCATCGCCATTGCCAAAGCCAAGAAGCTATACAAGGGAAGAAAACCAGCACTGGACAAGGCGGCGATTGCTAAGTTGAAGCAGATGGCGACTGATGG